CCGCCGTGACCGCGTTAATCATGGTGGCGCGGGTGACCGGCTGACCGGCATAGCCCGCCTGCCCGATAGTGGCGAGCAAGCCGTCCATTAGGCTGGCAGTGTCCTTTTTAGTGAGCGCCAGCACTTTGCCCATGGCTTCGACTGCGGACTGCGGCGAACCTTCGACTTTGTCCTGATGCGCTGTTTTCATTTTTTCCAGCACTTCCTCGAATGACTCGCGGCTAGCGTAGGCCTTGGTCACGTCCCGCATTTGAAGCGCCAGCGCGTGATTATCCGCATCCTTCGCTTCATCTGTCAGCAGGCCCCACGTATCAGCATCGCCACGCGCGCCGGTGATATGCGACTTGCGATGGCGCTTTTCGGTTTGCAACCCATTGAGGCAGGCCAGCGTCCAGAACATCTGGTACACGTTCACGCTACCGCAACCGACTTCGCTGTTACTCATGCCAATCCCCAGCGCCATGATGTCGCCAACCGCCGCGCCCTCGCCAGTAATGACCGCTGATTTAAGGCGAAGGTACAGCCGCTTATCGGTCACCGTCCCGTTTACCACTTTCCACTGGGCATCGCTGTCCATCAATTCCGGCAGGGCAGAATTCAGCAGGTGGACATTGTCGAAGGTTTTAAACTTGTCGCTCAAAAATCCTCTCGCTTCCCCGAGATTGGCATGGGTCGCATGTTGAAACGTGCGGATCATTCGCACCGCCGGTTCTTTCTGCCAGATAGCGTTGATCAATCCATCGAATTCGGTGGAGTAATCCTGCTGTAGGCGGCGGGCAGTCCGGACATCAATACCGGCCCGCTGGCTGATCTGATCAAACGCCACATCATTAGCGGTCAGGATCTGAGTGGGCATCCCGCCTGATTGCTCCAAAACAATCTGGCTGACCTTGCTACCGTCACCCCGATCACCGGTCATAAGTTGAAGCTGGTTAGTCGGTGCCAGAAAGTCCTGTGATCTGGCGGCTTGGTCCTGTACCTGTTGAAGCAAGCGGGTCAGGGTGTGGTCTGAATTTTCAATCGAATGTTGCATGGTATATCTCCCAAAGTATGCGGCAGGATTGCCGCACCCGAACTATCGCATACGCCGCCCCGCCCTGCAATGCTCTTTTTAAAATTTCTTTGGGCACAAAAAAGCCGCCCGAAGGCGGCTTGGCGTAGGTGCTAGCGCCTACGGATCACGGGCGAGCAGGGACACAATGCGGTCCCCCTCATCTGTGATAGGGGCAGGCCTTCCGACGTAATCGTCGTAAAGCCAAACGAAATGACCTCGCGGATCAAGGCCTTTGTCACAGCACTGATCCACCCAGCCCTGCGGCAGGGCATGATCGTAAGTCAGGCCAGCGTATCTGGCCTCGGCGGCTTCGCCTACTGTTTGCATTTGTTTTTCCCTCTTTTCAAAAAAACCGTGGTAAGGATCGGGCATCGGATATCGGAAATACGGTTGCGGTTTTTCCTCAAAATCCGGTGTCCGCATTCGTTTTTCAAGCCATCCGATCAGCAAAAACACCTAGTCGAAGCTCCCCCTTTACCGGCGCGTTGTCCGCAAACGATTCAATGTTATTCAGAATCTCGCAGACCTCTTCCACGTCCCAAATGGTTTTCGATTGAACAAAGGGCACACCGTCCGTTTCTTTGTCCCATTCATTGTTCGCAAATTCCTTTGCAGACGCATGGTCAGGAAACCACCGGCACCGCTCGCCACACTCCACGGTCCACACCGCTAATCTCAGTTCGCTCATGATTCCTCCTTGGTAGCGTTTTCAAAGACTTTCCCACCACATTCACAAATCTCAGGAACTTCGTTATCGCCGCAAGCCGCAGACCATTCGTACCCGCACTCCGAACATTCCCACCATGCACTCATCACCGAACCCTCAGATAAGAAAGCATGGCTTCACAGTCCTCAAAAGACACACTGTCCCCTTTCAAGTCATCGTAGGCGTTCTCGTTCTCCGTCAAATGCCGCAAATTCCTAAGCAAACACCGAAACATCAGGCCAAGTTCGTCAACCCTTTCAATCGCTACCTGCACTTCGTTGATGTAGCTTTGCATCGCACCATCCGTATCCACGCAAGGTGTGCCAGCGCCGGAGGTATTCCAGTGATCCTGTCCGTTCTGCTCCCACCATTCAAGGTCTGTCTTGTACGCCTTTAGTAAATCTTTCATGACTGCGCCTCCAACTCTTCAAAACGGTACGCGCAATCACACCCCGCTTCCTCAAATAATTGTTCGTCCCAAGCACCTTGGTTGTTAATACCACAAGCACAATTTTCGGCTATCCATTCGTCCATCGTTCGTTCTCCGTTAGTCAGGGCACATGCCCACCACCATAGTATGGGATAACTCACATAGTGGCAATAGCGTGAAGAACACTCCGGTACGAAACAGGATGGCTGAAATGTTTAGTGGGTGTAGCGCGCAATCCATCCATCTTCAGGTCCACCGCACGGTCACCACGGTACAGGAAAATCTCACTGCCCGTGGCAGTACAAAGCTTCACCGCAATCCAGCAACTGCCCCGCGCGTGTTTGGTAGCAAACGCCACCTGATGCGGCGTGATGTCTACCGACATATTCTGCGTGGTCTTCAATTCCACCATATGCCAATCGCCCTTGCCGTCCATGATCAGGACATCCGGCACACCTAACGTGGCCCTAGACTCCAACCGCGTGGCGGACCAATCAGGGCAGTTGTCTCGGATAGCTTTCTTCAACGATTGCCAAAAGCTGGCTTCACGCTGTTTCTTCGGCTTTGTTTTTACTTCCAAAATATCGGTCATTTCCGGTCAACTCTTCAAAGTCCAAACGTTGCAGTGGGGTCATATGTGCGCGTTTCGTGTAAATCATCGGGGTCTTGTCTTCATTAACCAGATCCCACCGCTCTGAACCAAACCACAGCCTGCCGAGAAAATTAATCAGGAACATCTTGCACCTCTTCAGCAAGGCGCTCACGCGCCCGCTTTCTGTTCCCACCGTCCTCGGCTCCCGCATCATGCGTTAACGGGGCATACGTTTGCTTGAGTTCGTTCAAGGCCTTCATGACCTCTTCCTTGCTCATTTGATCGATGGTGCCGTGACGTATCTCCGTTTTGTTGACGTAGATGTCCCCCTGTGCCTGCCCACGGCGATATTCCGCCTGCACTGCGGCACTGTACGCACCATTCTCTAACGCCGCGTCACGAATGATCTGGAGGTCCCTAAGATGCCGCTGGTATTCCACGCCATATTTTTCGTCAAGCTCCTGCCTGTATTCACGGATCGCGCGGCAGACATGAGGGTGGATTCGGGGGTTAGTGAGTTCAGAAGCCCTGACATGGGCAGACCGTTCAGGATAGCCCGCGTTAATCGCCGCCTCCCGCATTGTGATCTGTCCATCTTTTGACACCAGTTCGCGGACAAAAAGCTCTTGCCTTCTGGTCAAACGCTTTTGTGCCAGTGGTGGTCGGTTGGTTTGCTGTCGTTTTGCTTCAGGAAGTGCCGCCGCCTTAGTGTCCAACACCTTGGCGTACCGCTTGGCTTTCTTCGTCACAGGAATACCTCGGTATGTGAGTAAGTCCCGCTAACCATACCTTAATTTGGCTCCCTATATATATATTTTCCAGAAAAATAAAAATAATTTTTTTGAATCGTGAGGCCCCTAATATGGATAGCTTGATTAACAAGCTTGAACATAAGTGGCGTATACCCGTGTAACCCCCGTGTAACGAAGAAATCCAGGGTTTATGCGGCTTTCAGGGCAAGGTTACGCGGTTACGCCCGTTACGGGCATTTAGAATTTATTTTTTTATTTTTTATTTCTCTGGGAAAACACTATATAGAAAGCGAAATTAAGACCCGTGGTCCGTGATACGTGGCCCGTGGTCTATTCTCCCTTGCTCCAAGTCTCGCGGCCATTCCCATTGCGGGTCGTGTGAGGTGACGAAGGCGCATGACGCTATGAGGATGATGAGTATCCCTGCCATGACCTTCGCCGCCCCGATAAGCAGTTCGCCTGTGCGGTCGCTCATAAAAAGATAGCGACGTAGGCCGTGAGTCCTGTCATGAGGATCAAGGCTAGGAAGTGTTCAGCAATTTGCATTTTGACGGGTTTGTCCTTGCGGTCTTTGTGGCAGTTTTCGCACAGGGCGTTGGTGATAGGCACACCGCATCGGTTGCAGACGTAGCAGTGTCGCATCAGTGAAAGTTCTTGTGCTTGAACTGATCGCGGGTTTCGATGAGGTAATCGGTGTAGACGATGAAGCCGATCTGGCAAAGGCACGTGATGAATTCCTGTTCGTCGTCGGCCATGAGGGTTCCCATGAGGTGTTTGCTTTGTTCGTCGCCCATCCAGATTTCGTTTTGCAGGGCGTTGGCTACGAAATCGCGGAAGTCTTCGCTACTTTCTAGCAGTTTGGCGACATCTACTCTTTTTTCTGAATCAATTGCCAATCCCATATCAGACTCTCCACGCGGACTGTAGTAGTCTACTTCAATAGAAGGACTAACTCTATCTTATATCTGGGGGGATGGCGAGATGATGCCGAGACTTTTTTTGGTCAGGTGGCGTGATGCGTGTGGCGGGACCCGTAATGGGTGGCGTTCGGTTGAAGAAATGAAGGAGACAAAGGAGGCAGAGGTTATGTCGTGTGGTGTGATTCTTCATCAGGACGAGCGGCGTCTTTTGCTATGCCCGCACGTTTTGTTAAATGACAGGGGTGAAGTGGAAGAGGGGGATGCGGAAATTGCAATACCTATGGATTGGGTTACCAGTGTGGAGGAGTGGAAAACTCATGGCTGAAAAAGACGATGATTGGGAAGACTTGGTGCTTGACGATCTGGAAGAAGAGAGTGAATTAAATTTCGGGGAGTCGGAAGCGCGTGAGGAAGAAGACGAAGAGCGGGACGAAGCATTTTATGCCAGCCGTCTTCAGTTGATTGAAGAAGTCGCGCGTCGGGTGAGGCAGGCTTAGTTTTTCTGAAGCGCGTTTGTTAGCACCGCACACCAGAAGTAAAGATCGCCGTCGGCCATGTTGGACCGGATTTTGTTAACGCGGTCGCAAACGAGTCGAATGTTACCGGGCACGTAGCCGATATCCGGGTCAATTCTGTCAATAGAAATATTGGTCCCGCGCCGTGAGCCGTGGTTCGATGACAGTCCTTCGTGCATCCATGTCATGGGCAGGTTGGACACGGCACATAGTCCCTGCTGTTCTTGAAATAGATTGCATAGAAAATCTAAGTCAACCCTTTCGTCAAATTCTATCTTGTAGCGCCGGACGCGTTGCCGCATGTCCCTGTGCCGTGAGGAGAGGTAGTTGCGAGGTGATTTGTAGACGGAGGTTTTATGACGTTCTGAGTCACAATCAATGCAAACGGGTTTCCCACCTTTATACGTGCCCGTACTGTGGTATCGCTCGCCAAAATATTTTTTAACTTTTCTTTTCTTGCAGATCTTGCAAGTAAGCCGATCCAACCGCCTGCCCCCACATGCGATTAATCTTGGGGGTCAGGTATACGTGATTACACTATGTTAAGCAAGGAGATAAACAAGAAAATTAGAAACAACGCGAGGTATCCCTGCCAACCCATTAATTTTTTTTCGGGTTCCGTAATGCGGTAAAGTTTTTTCGATGAATCTCCCTCCGCCGCAGGGGGCGCGGTTATGGACACGGTGGCGTTTTGCGGTTGTTCCCACGCTTCGTTGACTTCCGTTTCGGGGTTGTCCGCGATGAATCGTCCGTCTTTGCCACGGGCGCGGCGTTTTTTGTTAGCCATCAGGATTTTCCTCCTCAATAGGTCGGTAATAAATAACGTGTGCGCCGCAGTCGGAGCAGGTCAAGTTACTGGACATGTCAAAGAAGTCGTCGTCTTCCAAGTCATGGTCGCCGCCCCATATCAGTTTTCCACGACACCACCAACAAATGTCTCCGCTTGTACTCATGCAATGTCAACCTCTGCTGTGGTTTCAACCCACACCTGCGCGCCGCAAGGCAACGGTTTATCAGGAGAATAAACAACGGTGCTAGGCCCGTGGACCGTGACGCTGTGGCCATAGGTATTGCTTTTACCCTCTTTGACCGTAATCACTGGTTTTCTTTCGCCGGTTTTTTTGTTGCGGCGAATGACGTGTTGGTTTACGTGGATTCGTTTAATGGTCATTCCGGTTGCAACTTTGACCATTGTGAACAGGGGTCCGTGGCCCGTGACTTATGTAGCGTACAATACCACTTGCGTTTTGCTGTCGGTTTGGCGTGACGACAGGTCCGGCATTCGACGGATAGGGGAAGAGGTTGTTCACCGTCGGGCCAGCAGTGTGGCTTGTAGTTACAGTACTTGCACTCAAAGCAATCCGGGGTATCTGAGATGCGAGTAGTGGACGAGCCACGGACCACGGATATGGATTTACGCAACAGGTCCTTGAACCGTGGTTCATCGAAGGGGACATTCTGTGCGTGGTACACGGAGGTGTTTTTGTTGTACGCCACCATCCATGCGGATTTGAAGCCAGACAGCCCCATGAGGAGTTGCAT